CGGCGACCGCCGGTTCGACCCGGCGCGCGATCGCTTCGGCTTCGTCGCCGAGGAGACCACCCCAGCGCTGCACGGCGGACATGTCGAGCTGGAGCATCAGCAGTCCCCGACGTAGACGGTGAGCGTGAGCGCAGCGCCGAACGCCCGGTAGTACGACATCTCGACCATGGCGAGGGGCCGCCACGCGGCCGAGTGGACGTGGACGTCGTCGAACCCGAGAGACCGGTCGGCCCTGATCCTGGCGACGATGCTGTACGGCCCGGCGGGCTCCTGGTACTTGAGGAGCTGCTTCTGGTGGCGGTCCTCGAACGTGCCGACGAGCAGCACGAGATCGGAGGTAAGGGTGAGCGTGTCGTCGGCGAGGTTGTCGGTCTCGATCGCCGGCGGTTCGAGGAAACCGGCGGGGAACTCGATGTCGCCCGGGACGTAGTCCTTGCATCGCAGCCCGGGGATCGTGCGCACCCGCTGGGCGAGCGCCTCGTAGACGTCCTCGACCTTGGTCACGCGACCAGGGCCTTGAGGCTGTACGGGTCGAGCAGCGCGGCGACGTCAGGGTCGCCCTGGCGGGTGATGCGCATGTGCCCGAACTCGTTCCCGAACCCGGTGATGCCCTCCGGCGACTTGCGGCGCTTCAACAGCCGCCCGGCTTGCATCAGGCAGGCCGTGTGGATCGCGTCGGGCACCGCCGGCCAACCCCACCGGGCTGTGACCTCGACGAGCAGGACCCGTCCGCCTGGGCGGGGACGGGGGAACGAGCGCCCGTTCAGCGCCCGGATGCGCCGGTAGGGCCGCGTCTCCGGGACGGAGCCGGTGTAGGTGATGGCCTGCCAGTCGCCGGCGGCCCACACGGTCTCGTAGTCGCCGTCGGCGTCGTTGTCGGTGGCGATCTGGGTGACGGTGGTGGCGTCATCGATCCGGAGGTCCCACCGGTCGCATGCGTCGAACGTGCGGGCGACCGGCGGGTCGCTGACGTCGGCGGGGTCCGGGTAGAAGCGGCGGTCGCAGTAGGCGTCGATCCAACGGGACGCGGTCTCGACAGCATGCTCGAGCCGCGCGTTGGCGTCGGCTACGTCGAGGTCTTCGTCGATCCACGACTTGAACTCGTCGAGATCCGCGTACCCGTTGACGATCGCCACGGTCAGGCCTCGGGTGTGTCGCCGGCGGGCTCGTCCGCGGAGGCGGCGTCGGCAGCGGCGTCGAGCTCAGGCGTGGTCGCTGAGCGGCCGCGGCGGATGCCGCGCCGTTCGCCGGGCGCTGCCGTCGCCTGTTCGACGTTCCGGACCTGGGCGATGTCCTCGAACAGGTGCTCGCGGCCGTCCATGATCTCGTAGCCGAACTGGTGCGGGACCAGCGACCCGTCGGGCACCACCTGGGTCTGGCCGTCGATCGAGGCGGCGAACCCGCCCCTGCAGCGGTACACGCCGCTCCGTGTCTTCTTCGCCATCGTGAGGCCTCCTAGAACAGGGTGAACGGCTCGGCCGGGCGGTCGAGCGGGACGTGACGGTCGATGACCAGGTGGACCCGGTCGGGGCCCGTCGGGTTGGCGACCGAGTGGGCTGCCCAGTGCTCGACCTGGAACGGCACACCGTCAGCCGGCGTGAACGTGAGATCGCCTTGGGTGAACGTCCCAGCCGAGACGATCGGGACCTGCCAGCGCTCCCAGTACGGTGCGCCGTCACGGTGCGGGACGATGAACCCGCCCGCACGGATCTTCGACAGCCACGCGGTGTGCACCGGAGCGAACTCGTCGAGCACGAACCCCCAGGGGTCCGCGGCCGCCAGCCGGCGGCCATGATCGACCAGGACGACGCGCCGGTAGCCCTCGTGGACTCCTGTCGCTTCGTACGTGGATGGGAGCGACCATGCCCCCGGGGCGACCCGGCCCAACACCTCGCGGAGTTGGGCCGGGTCGAACATCGGGGTCAGGTGACGTCCAGCATCCGGAAGGCGCCGTCGTTGACGGAATCGGCGCCGGACCGGAAGTAGGCGTACCAGCCGCGCGACCCGGAGGGCCGGTTGCTGCCGGTGTGGAACAGGTGCGGGATGAACTCGACGGTCATGCCGATCCGGTCGGCGATGACGTAGTTCGAGAAGTCACCGAACACCAGGACGGGGTTCGTGGCGAGGGCGGTGATGGTGCCGTCCATGGCCTCGGCCTCGTAGGCGTTGCGGCCGACGAGCTGCGCGGGCCGGTCGCCGCCGATCCGCTCCCACAGCTGGGCGCCGCCGGTGGTGTCGAAGTTCCTGATCAGGTTGTAGATCAGGTTGTTCGCCAGCCACGAGGCGCTGGCCCGGTAGCGAGCCGGGAGCGACCCCTGCACCTTGTACACGTCCGCCGAAGCGAACACGTCGGTGGTCGTCGACGTGACGACCGAGCTGCCGCCGGTGAGAGCGGTGACGATGCCGGTCGGCTGACCGGAACCGGTACCGACCGCGAACGCGGTGGCCTCGAGGGTCTCCTTGCCGAACGCCAGGAGCCGGCCGACTTCCTGGGCGACGTTCTGCTCGTCGGCCAGAGCCTCGAGCGAGATCGGCACGAAGCCGGCCGCCTTGTGGACCGTGATCGCCGGCTGCGCGAACGTCGTGGCGTCGTCGGACACCTCGATGCCCTCTGCGTCCCACGACCACGACACCGCACCGGACGACACGCCGTTCCACACGTCGCCGGTGGCGACGACCTGCCGGGCGATCTGCCGGATCTGGTTGAGCGACCCGTCCGACGTGATGATGACCGTCGGGTCCAGCTGGAACGGGACGAGGTAGCCGCCGGCGGCGTCGGTGAGCGACATGGCACGGGTGACCGCGTCGCGCTCGTCGGGGGTCTGCGTGTGCTCCTGGCCGCGGGCAGCCTTCGAGAACGCGCGCAGGTAGGCGGGGCTCGACGTGACGAGAGCCATGCGGGCGATGTCGCCCTTCTCGTTGTCGAACTCCTCGATGATCGACGTGGCGCCCTCGCGGCGCTTGTCGTTCATGCCCTGCATCGTCTCGATGGCCGAGATCGCACGGGCCCGCAGCTCCTGGCCGACCTCGGACGGGGTGCGGTTGAACGTCCGCATCTCCGAGAGATCCCACGGGTTCTTGAACCGGCGGTCGTCGACCGAGTCCGGGTCGAGGATGTCGCGGTCGAGTTCGCCGTTGTCGGAGCCGCGCTCGATCTTCAGGCCGGAACGGGTCGGGACGGCGGCGGACAGGCGGACCCGCTCGAGCTCGGCCTGACGCTCGAGGCTCTTGCGGTGACCGTCGACGTCGCCGGACTCGCGCACCAGGTCGCCCCAGTACTCCTCGTCTTCGGTGGTCAGGCCGCCGTTGTCGGCCTTGCCGGTGAGCCGCTCCAGCTCGTCCTGGATGTCCTTGAGGCGGTGGACCGCCTGGGTGTGCGTGAGTTCCATCATGCGCTCCTTGCGCTTGCGGCAGCAGCCCGGTCGGTGACCAGCCGCAACTCCTCGCGGAGCCGTTCGGCGGTCAGCGGGGGCCGCTGCGCGGGCTTGTAGGTGTGGGTGGAGCGCGAGTGGCCGTCGGCCGGCTCGTCTTCGGGGTCGACGGCTCCGCCAGCAGAGGTGCCGTCGGCGGCCTCTGCGACGGGAGTGTCGGTGGACTCTCCGGATTCCCGGAGGAGAACGGTGGCGATCTCTCGCCGGGTGGTGTCGTCGGCGGCCAGAAGGCTGCGGGCGAGTTCGAGGGAACGGACACCGACGTCGGTGCCGTCGTAGGCGGGCCACACGACCGGGCCGACCTCCATGAGGCGCACCTCCGTGATGGTCCGCTCGGGCAGGTCCGATTCTTCGCGGGCCCACGTCTCGCCGATGACCGAGAACCGGAACGACATCCCGTCGATGGACCCGTTCTCGATCGCTTCCCGGACCGGTTGGACGAGCCAGTTGTCGGCCAGGCGGGCTTCGACGTAGAGGCCCTGCCGGTCTTCCTTGAGCTTGCGGATCGCTCCGATCGGTAGCGACCCGATCAGCGGGTGCTGGCCGTGGTCGAACTGCAGGCGGACTCGGGCCCCCTGCTCGCTGATCGTCTTCTTGAACGCGCCGGGTGCGATCCGTTCACGGAACCGGCCTTCCCACGAGTCGATGACCGTCCACTCGTTGAACACGGCGCCGTGACCGGTGAGGGTCAGGCCGTCGGCGTCGTCTGCACGCTCGAGAGCGAACGGGGCGGAACGCACCAGGTCGTCGCGGGGGGCATCACTCATCGGGATCGTCCTCCTGACCGGCCGGCACGGCGGCGGCGGGGGTCGTAGGGGCCGCCTGGGTGCCAGGCGCCTGTAGCTGCACGGACACGAGACCGGTGTGCTTGAGGAGGGTCATGTCCTGGGCCATCACCGCGGTGGTCGCCGACTCGGCCGTGAACCCCTCCTTGACGAGGTTCGCGATCGTGGAGGCCTGCACCTGGGTGATGTCGGCGGCGTCCTTGGCGTCTTCCTGCAAGAACGGGATGTCGTCGGCCATGTACCAGAGCTCGGCCGACCGGGGAGCGGTCACGAGCGCCGCGAGCGCCCCGCAGGCCTCTTGCCACAGGTGCCGCATCGTCACGTCCGCGAACCGGCGCCGGCTGGCGGCGTAGTTCCCGGCGTTGAGGCTGCTGCCCTGCATCCCTTCGGAGAACTGGGCGATCACCGCGCCGACCCCGGACGCCGCGGCCACGCGGGTCTCGCCGGCGCCTTGGACAACCTTGAAGTCGAGCTGGCGCATGTCGGCGCCGACGACGGTCACATCGGCGCCACCGCCGAGGTACAGGGTCTTCCCGGCGTTCTCGGGCCCCTTGTGGGCGCCGTCCATCTTCTCGACGTACGCGTCGAACGCCTCGGGGCTGACCTCCTTGGCCAGAGTCACCGCGAGGTTCGGGGTCGCTGCGTTGTCCACGAACCGGGTCTTGTGCCTCGTGTACGCGGTGTCGCCCAGGACGTCGCGCACGACCGGTGTGAGCCACGTCATGCCCCGGTAGGTGGCGGTCGGGTCGGGCTTCGGGGCGAAGTGAGCGACCTCGTCCGGGAGCAGGATCACCGGCGCCCGGTCGCGGGTGCCGCCCTCGAAGTAGGCGTACCCGACCTTGCGGTGACCGAGCTGACCGATCGACGAGCGGAGCGGCTCGATCAGGATGTCGACCCAGTCAGGACGGAGCCGGACGATGCCCTCGTCGGTGCGGGCCCCGTAGAAGTTCCCGGCCATGTCGACGTCGGTCAGCATGCGGGCCAGGAGCTGCCCAGTCGTGCCGCCAGGCCATGGCTGCTCGAGCGGTGCCAGGGCGTTCGTGCCGAACACGTCGCCCGGGCGGCCGTTGTTGAGCTTGCGCCACTTGAAGCGGGCCTGGGTGAACACCTCGACCCGGACGGCGTTGCACGTCCACACGACCCCGTTGCCCTTGAGCCCGTGGCTGACGAACCCGGCGAAGTTCGCTTCGATCGGCTCGGTCTTCGACTCGGGCATCGTCGTGTTGACGCCGAGCGGGTACTCGGAGCCTTGGAACCCGAACGACCCGTAGCCCATCGACTGGGCGAGCCAATCGGCGTAGTCCTGGGTGGTGTACCTGGTAGAGGTGCGACGTCGGCTGAGTGGCGCGAAGAACTTCACGAGCGCCTCCTCAGAGGACGTGGTCGGTCACATAGGCCCCGGCGACGCAGCAGACACCGGCCACGATCAGCGCGGCCCATGTTCCGAGAGCGAGAGCGAACCCGGCCGTGATGAGCAGGCAGCCGGCCACGGCGAGCAGGAGAACGATCATCGCCACGCCCCGAGCGGGACCAGCTCGGCGGGAGCTTCGGGCATGGTCATCGCTGCCTCCAGGGCCAGAACGGCGCCGATCCCGGCGTCGATCTTGCGGCCGTCGTCGCCCTTGGTGAACACGTACCGGGTCCGGCCGTCGTCCTCGTCCTCGGCCTTCACGTACGCCTTCTTGCGGGCCATCGCGAGAACGTGCGAGGTGAGCAGCTGGTCGCCGTCGTGGGACAACGCCTGCTCGGCGAGCGCCGTGTCGAACCGGTCGCACGCCCCCGACATCCGCTTGGGCTGGTTCGTGTCGAAG